AACGGAGTGTAGCGTGTGGCATCTGCCCCCAGCAGTTCGACCAGCTTGAGCCCAGCCGGGTCACGGATTGCCCAACCGCAATCTTTGTCGTGGCCCGACCCGTAGCCCTTGCGGCCCGGCATGGCCTTGATGCCGATGGTCAGCCTCCGCCCAAGGGCGTGCGGGTCGAACACCTTCTTGGGCAGGCGGCAGTTCTTCCACAGCCGGTCATCAATCCACGGGTCGCTGGAACGGATGCACTCTTTATGGAGGAACGGAATCATCCGCTTTGTCATCGCCGTGGCGCACAGGCTGGAGTGGGCCATGTTGCCGTGGTCAAACCACCACCGATGCTGGACGTTGTAGTAGAGGTTTCGCCCCTCGCCAATCAGGTCGAATCGGGCAAGCTGCTGTTCGCAGAAGGCGAGCCAGCCGGGCAGGTAGGCGTCATCGTCCTCGATCACGGCTATGATGTCACCTGTGATGAGCTTATTCTCAATCGCGTAGCGTATTTTGTTAGTCATGCTACCGGGGCCGCGAAATTGAGGGATATAGACGTGCTGCTGCCCTTGGGTGCAGGTAACGGGAGCGGTGGAATCATCCAAAACTAGCCAGTGGTCCGGCTTGCGGGTCTGCTGGGACATCCAGCATTCCGCCATCGCAAACGCAATGGGCCTGTCGAATGTGCAAGTGAGGGCGGTGATGGTAGGCATCAAAATTTCCTCATCCTCAGATACTCCCGCCACTTTGCCTCGCACAGCGCGAAATTCTTGCGCATGGCGTCATGCAGGTGTGGCACGGTGCGGGTCGTGGTGCCGGACTTGTGGGTGATGCTGAAGTCAGCCACCGAAATCAGGTAGCCCAGTTGGCGTATTCGCAGGCAGAGGTCCGCATCGTCCGCATAGGCCCACTGAAGCTCCTTCCAGAACAACGGCTCACCGAGGACGCGAAGTGCGGCCACGCGGACCATCATGCAGGAGCCTTCGATGAAGTCGGGCTGCATAGGCAAACCGCCGCGCCAGCGATGTCCAACGAAACGCTCATCCAGCCAGCGGTCCCCTGGCCCTGCGATGGCCACCTTGGGCTCCGTGAAGCACGCCTTCATCTTGTCGAGCCAGTCGGGCGGCGGCACAGCATCGTCATTGATGAGGACGAAGAATCGGGTCTCGCAGCGATCAAAGGCGACGTTGGACGGCCCGATGAAACCGAGATTCTGAAGATTGTAGATGACCTCGACGCCCTCGCGCTGCATAGCGATCTTCTCGAAATACTCCGCTGCCTCGGCATTGCCATTGGCCGTCAGGATCAGGCGTGCGCCCTCTCGGGAGTTCAGCACGACGGACAGGCACCGCCGGCACTCATCGAAGGCGGAGTGGCAGATGACCGAGATGGTAACGTCGGAGTGGGTCATTTCTTCGCCTCACGCTCGCATACCGCCACGATGCGGGCGGGAGCAATTTCAGCCAGCGGCACGCAGAAGCCGGTCTTGGCGCAGGGGCCGTGCGGCGGAAAGCGTTTGCCGGCGCGAGTGTTTGTCCAGCCACAGGGGGCGCAGGGAGCCTCGCCATGCAGCGCGACCTGACCCGAGCCTTCCTTGACTCGCGTGCGCCAGTCCACAGGCCCGAACAGGCCCACGGCAGGCGGCATACCAAGCGCGGCGCACAGATTGAAGAACGATGAATCCACGCCGCAGAAAACGTCACAGGTGGCCAGCACGGCAGCGGCCTCACGGAAGGTCAGGTGCCCGCAGTCCCTCACGGTTGGCGTGGCGTTTTTGATGATAGGATTGCCCGTGCCGATCAGCAAGACCTCCCAGCCCTTCGACACCAGCAGGCCGATGACCTTCATCCACTGTTCAAGCGGGTAGTCCCTGATGATGGCCGAGGCGCGAAGCTGGAGGGCGATGCGGCGTGGGCCACGGGCGATCAGGCTCTCCGGGATTTCATTGGCGAAGGCTTTATACACCGGCTTGTAGTCCGTCACCGCGACTCCAATGGCCTCGGCAAATGCGTCAGTGGCATGGATGCCTTTCTCGGTGGAAAGCTCGACAATGTGTTCGAGGGGGATGATGAGGTCGTAGTCACCGACCGCATCCATCGGAATCGGGTATTCGGCCATCTGAATCTCCACGGCCGAAAGAATCGGCCAGTGGCGTTTGTGGCAGGCGATGGAAATATTGGAGGCAGGATACTTCGCTTGGAGTGCCGAGATAGCAGGCGACAGCAGCAGCAAGTCGCCGATGGCACCGGAGCGGATGAGGAGGATGGATTTTGGATGCTCGGGCATCATTATATCGGCGGGACTTTGTGGCTGACCCGGCCACGAATCGAGCATGACGCTCCCCCTCTCCGCCAGAGCCGCCAACTGGAACGCATTGTCGTCCTGCACCAGCCATTCGCCGGCATCGAACACCGAGCCGTCAGGGAGAGATACCGGGGCAGAGAGTTTCAAAACATGCACGACTTCCTGATGCCACCGCGCCAAATCTTGACAAGCACAAAATCAAGTGTGATTGTAGTTTTGTGTCCGACACCGACCCGCCCGCTGAACCGTCCATCAAGGACTTGATCGCCCAACTCCCTGACGCGACCAAGAAGCGCCGCAAGGATTTCGTGGACATGACCGGCAAGGTGTTCGGGTCGTGGACGGTCGTTTCCAAGGCCGAACGCAAGCACTACTGGAAGTGCCGGTGCGCCTGCGGGGTGGAGCGCGATGTATTCGCGCCTGACTTGAGGCGGGGTGCCTCCACGTCCTGCGGGTGCGTGCCCTATGTGCCAACGCCTGAAGTGATCGCAAAGGCCAACGCGACCAAGGCTGTCACAGCCGCCAAGCGCAAGGCCAAGCGCGAGAAGCTGGAGGCAGCAAAGGCCGAGCGCGAAAAGACCAAGGCGGCTGAACTCGCCAAGGCCGAGACAGACAAAAAGGAGGCTGCGGCTGCCGAGGAGCGCAAGCGCACCAAAAGGAACTTCAAGTATGGCATCGACTGGGGGGATGGGCCGAACATAAACGCCCTTTCAATCGAACTTGGCTGTTATCGAGAGTATAAAAATCTCAAGACCGGCCTTCCAAGGGAGCAGCATCTTAAGAATGCGTTCAAGTATTGCTGGCCGGATTACAAGTGGAACGATTGGTGCGAACTGCTTACTTGGGCGTGGTGCAATTACAGGTTCGTCACGGTGATTGGCTGCACGAGGGCGAGCAAGACCTACCACACCGCACACCTTGTATTGCTAGACTTCTTGGCCGGAGACTTCATGACCTCGACAACGCTGACTACGACGCAGTTTGCTGCGCTCAAGACCCGGCTTTGGAGCGACATGCTCAGGGCTATCGAGAATATGGCCCCAGTCGTGCAAAAGGCTTTTCTCAGTCGATACAGAATCACGAATAGCACAAACGAGATGAGGCTGTCCATCACCGACCCAACCATCATCGGCCTCGACAAGTTCATTATCCAGGGTGTCGCCACGGACCGCGGCGATACATCAGCCGGCAAGTTGCGCGGTCTGAATACTGACGGAAGGTGCATCGTGGGCGACGAGGCATCTGACATCGCGGATTCCATCTTCCTTGCCCTCACGCACGCGAACGGTTCGCCTCATTTTATTGGTGTGCTGCTGACCAATCCCGTTGAGAAAATCGGTGAATTCGGAAAACACTGCGAGCCTGTAGGCGGCTGGGGGAGCATCACCGACACTGATGTTTTCTGGGAAACAAAGAAAACGGGTGGGATATGCCTTCATTTTGACGGCCTTCAGTCGCCGAATGTAAAGGCCGGAGATGACAATGCTTTCCCATATCTAATCACCCAGCGATTTATCGACGGTGTGAGGAAGGATGACGGCGAGGGATCGCTTCGCTGGTGGATGCTCGTGCGCGGCTTCTTTCCGCCCGACGGCCTTGTGGCAAAGATTTGGACTTCTGACGCAATCGAGAAAGCCAAGGCCAACGTTGAATTCGACTTTGAGCCTAAGCCCTGTGCCACACTGGACCCCGCCTTTGAGTCGGACGACTGCGTGATTCACTTTGGGCTGATTGGCAGGCTCAGGGATAACAAGCCCTGCTGCCGAGCCACGGAATCCAAGACGCTGAAACTCACCAGCGGCCCGAATGAGATACCCAAGGATTATCAGGTTGCGCGACAGGTCATGGCCATGTGCAAGGAGCGCGGAATACTGCCAGAGGACTTTATTATGGACGAGACGGGCAACGCTCGCGGCGTTCTGGCCATTCTGCGCGTTGAGTGGAGTCCGAAAGTTCAGGGCATTTGCTACGGCGGAGAAGCTACCGACCGGCCGCTCCGGCTGGACGATGCGATGAAGGCGAATGAGCGGGTAAGGTATTTCGTGACCGAGCTTTGGTTCCGCGCTTCATACCTGGCAAGGGACGGGATGCTGTGTGGCCTCAGAAATGTGGACCCGAAAACAGAGGTCGATCTTTCGGTAAGGCGCTACGAGATGAAAAACGGCCTGATGGTGGCGTTTAGTAAGCTACTCGTGAAAGATGCGCTTGGGAGGTCTTGCGACA